TTTTTATTCTCTGTTTCAATTTGATGTCTATAACTTAGACTTTCTCTGGATAGTTCCGTAAGCGACTCTCGCAATGCAGATTCAGTAATAGCCATCTGCTTAAGCTCTTGTTCAAATTTAGCTATTTCATCCCACGGATCTGGAATGTATCTCTCATTGTCTTGCCACCATTTATAGTTTTTCATATAATATTCCGTCAAATCTCATATTCGTTACTTGGAAACTTTTCTTTATAAAGGCGAGCGATCATACTCTTTGTCCCATTCTCAATGGCTATAAGCGTATATTCAGATTGGCTGATTACACAACCAGCACGCCGATTGGTAAAAGAAATCTCATTTAGCCTATTTTCCTTTTCTTCTTCTGTTGAAAGAGCAAAATCAAGTGGATGTGGTTCTGGAATAATCTCTTTCTTCGCCTCCTCAATCCTATTATTCAGCCATTTGATAATTGATTCATGTCTCTTCTCAAGAAAAGCAATCTTTTCCTTATCGGTGAGTTGCAGAGTATCAAGGTCTGATTTCATGCTGTATAGAGTGACTGATTTTTATATGAAAGTCAAGAGTTATTCACTCAAGCCGCTTGTAATTTTTATCAATATAAGCAGTAAATTCCTTGAGCGTCTTGAAACTCCAAGCCTTGCATCCATCTTCATTCATCATATACCATCCTCCACTCTTTCCATAAACGCAATAGCCTCTGTAGTTGTATCCATCGGAGTAAGGAAGTTTAGCAATCTTATGTTGAATTTTCATAATGAATATGCTATGGTCTATTGTTTATAGAATGTCAATGACTTTATCCAACAACACTTTGATTGCAGTATCACGAGAATACCAAACTCCATCAACACATATTTCGGATGTATAATGGCTATTCATATTTCTACGAATAAGTTCCAAAGTTCCTTTTACGCCAAACTCTTCCAAAGTATTTTTGATTTCTTCTGGTTTCATTATGCTTATACTATGGTCTATTGTTTATAGAAAGTCCAGCTTATTCTAACGGAATGTTGTTCAGAGAGTTCTTTGCTTCCTCAATAATGCGATAAAGGAAGTCAACCGACACTACGCCGAGATGGTCCTCTGCGAAATTACCAGCTTCATGGTAATTGGCAAAGAAACCAAGAAACTTGAACGAACCGCCCTCAATCTTGAAATATGCAGTTTTCATAATGAATATACTATGGACTGCTTTTTATAGAATGTCGAGAGTTTTTAGAATAAAACTTTATCGCGTCATCTTTATTATCAAAGATAGTGATTTTTTCATAACTGTGAGTATAGCCAAAGTTGCCTTCTTTTACAAATCTCTTGGCTTCTTCTTCGGTTGTTACAGCGACTCCAAACGGTCTATCTAATGAAAATGTAGTGCCGTCGCTATCACTCAATAACAGATATATGGTTTTCATAAAATCAATCAGATTTCATCTTTGCATTTCCAAAACATTGAATTGAAACAAATAGAGTCATCTTCCCACTTACCAATGGTCTTTAGAAATGCCTCTGCTCTTTGCTCTGCGGTTGCGTGCCACATTTGATTGCCAAGTGTAGTTTTATCTTCACCATTGACAATAACATTCGCCAATTCTCCAACATAAGCACTCAATTGTGAGTCAGATAAGCGTTTTTCTGCTTCGTGCATTTCGTTTAGATTTCCTGCATAATCGGGAGGATATCTATATGCAGTACCGTTTGGACTATTCCAAGGATGAGTTGCATAACTTGTGTTATCAAATGTCCATCCAAAAAACAGAGCAATGCGTCCATTTGGGCCATAACTTTCAATGATATGTTTGGTTTTATCCATAGTATTATTCTTCCCACTTTCCAATGGTTTTTAGAAATGCTTCTGCTCTTTGCTCTGCGGTTGCGTGCCAAGTCCAATGGTGAGGCTTATCGGCTCGATTTCCAACAGTATTTCCAAGAATATTGTAAAGTATATTGTTGTATTCGTAACAGAGATGATGTGATTGAAGGTGCTCTTCTGCTTCGTGCATAGCATTTAGGTCATTGAGATAGTCCGGAATACGAAATAGCGGTCCTTTTCTGTACTTTCTTCCCATCAACGAAAGGTAGTCATTATCCATATCCTCTACATATTCGCGTACATCAATATACTCAAGATATTCAGCAATGGCTATTCTTTGTTTGATAGAGTTCATAGTATCAATCTCCAATAACAATATATTTTATCTCTGTTCCGTCAAGATAATTCTTCAGGTCAATATACTCTTGATGAATTTTTTTATTAAAGGGATAGAACTCCTCAATATACTGGTCTAAAAATCCCAACCAATCACTCGACTTCCAAAGCGGCCAACCGCCGTATTCGTCATTATTTCTAACTCCAACACAAAGAAATTCATCTTTGATTATTGTCGCAAACTTTTTAGAAACATTCTTGCATATCTGATGATCAAATATCATTGTATGCGGTTTAATTTTAGATAGTTTTTTGTTCATGTCGGTGTCCCTCCTTCAGTTAGGTGCTGACGCATAATAGCGTCGTCTCCTGTTTGCTTACTCGTAACGGCGCGTGCGATATCACGCAATTCATTTGCGTCTAACGCATAAGCATCGGCAATCATTTGAAGTCTTTCCCGTAGGGCGGCGTTTTCGGCCAGCAATTCGGCCTTATCGATTTCCAGTCTTTTGTTTTCCCATTTCACGAAGGCATATCTAGACAGGGTTTTATCATTTAGTTGGCGAAGTTCCTTAGCATGTCTAACTTCAATTGGTGAAGGTGTATCACTCACGGCTGCTCCTTTCGTGCGGCGGCGTCGATGCTGGCGCGAATGTCTTCCCCGAGTGGTGGATGCGGCCAATAAGTCGCGTTCTGAAGCCAGTCCAATCGCTCCTTATCCGCCCGCAGCGCGACGTTCTCGCGCTCCAAATTGTTGCGTTCAGTTTCAATAAGTTGAATTTGTTCCCGTAGAGTATAAACTTCAGACTCCCAGAATGTTTGTTTGTTCATATTTCTTCCTCATATCGGCTCTTACGAGCATTATCAATTACTGTTAAAGTATTTGCTATAATAGCAACAGCAGTTCCTACTTTACCCTGATTATAATAATCTAAAGCCTGCCTCATACCAGTGATTGCTACCATATTTTCACCCTTGAGACTAGCAACTTCTCGCTCCAATTCTTTTATACAAATTGCAGCGTTCTTGATTGTTTCGGATGGCAATCCAACGTTCATAATGCAGATGCTATATTGAGGTTATAGAATGTCAAGACAACTTCTTCACATCATTCCAATATGTCTCTGTTTGATAATCAGGAATAAACTCTGATGCCTTTGTTAGAGCATCAATGGCTACGCACATTCCCATTGTAAGACGTTTGCTGTCTTTATATGAATGTCCATTGCTAAACTCACATACAATACGAGTGTGCTCCAATGCAAGAACAACATCTCGCAACATTTTTTTCAGTTTGGCGTTTTCACGGGTTGTTTCAGTCATTTTTGACTTGTTTTTCATAATATCAATCCAATCTTACGGTTGAGCCCTTGAAGAAAATGCCTCTGCTTACATTACCAGACACTTTGGTTCCATTTGGAGCAGTTGCTATAAATCCTGTGTTAAAATAATCTTGTGTGCCGTTAAACCATTTGTAGCCAGTTATCTTAATATCTGTAAATCCTGTTGATTTTAACACTTTGGTTGCGCCTTCTGGGTCAACGCCAAAGATCGGACCAGTACTCCATACACCAATAATAAGAGCAAATGCTAGTACAAGTTTGAGTCTATAATAATCACGATATCTATCGTATGCTGGATCGTATGGTTGTGGCATATTATTGTGGATCTATGTTGTGTATAATAACTCTAGGCATCTTACGCTCTTTTATATCGGCGTCAATGAATGCTTGAGCTTCTTCCTTAAAATTCTTTTCTAAACAAATATCAGACCAAAAAGGCCACCAATCATAGCGGCGTTGTGCGATATATTTGTAAGATATAGCAGTCGTAAGTTTAAGCCCATCGCTGTATTCACATTGGCGTTCTATGTATTGAACAATTCTATATTTCATTTTTTATATTTTTTGTAAACGCTGATTTGTATATCAAGAGCACAGGCACATGCAAACTTGTCACCTTTCTTTAGTTTCATTCCATTTACTATGAATGGCTTCAACACTCTATCTCCGTTGCTCCAAGATCGTTCTGTCTTGATATAGCCAAGCTTCTCCAGCTTGTTTCTGAACTCTGCAAACTTAGGATGATCTTTTGTGCCAATCGTTGTGCCTTCTACCAATGCTCCAGACGGCATAACGAATGTAATATCTCGCGTGTCATCAACACTTGTGAGATACTTGCTGTTTATCCGAAAAGATTTCATTCCTCAATCTTGTTGATGGCATATCTTGCTTCTTCACGAATAGCGTGAGCAAGTTCTTCTACTGTCTTATAACGGTCATCACCGTGCTTCAACAGATTGCGAAGCATATAGTCAATATCGTGCAAAGCACTCCACGCATATCCCGATTGAACAGTACGCAGATGCTCGTTGCTTTCTTCTGGCAAATTGAATTCGATTGTTGCTTTCATATCTTTATTAAGGGTGATGCCTTCCTTCGTAAAACAGAACGGAATTTTTATAACTTCCAAGCTCAATGTTCTTTTCTTTAAGTTTCTTAAACTTGGTACGAAGATTATAGTAACGTTTTTTCCAATCTACTTTCTTGGTTTTCATATATCAATTTCTTTCCCATCCAATAAGTTTAGAAGCACCAACACCATTATCTTGCTCAAGTGCTCGTTTTTCCTTTATCATTTTGCTGTAATATTCTCCTGTATCTCCAATGAACATTTCATCGCCAGCAGGAGCAAACCTCCAACGATCAAGTAGTTGAACATACGAAGCATTATCAATCCACTTTTTTTGTGCTGTTGTCATATATTACCTGTAATACTTTGTGCCATTACGATTGATGCGAACAACGTTACCGTCAACAGATTTGAGAAGCATTGCTGCTCCCGCCGTTACATCCTTCAGATCAATATCTCTAAAGTCCTTGATATTGTCTCCCCAAATAACATCCTGAAACACGCCTATTCGTCCAAGCGAATAAGCGTTGCCGACTAAAAGATATTTCTTACCATCTTTACAGCGTTCTTTTCTCATGCTGGTCCCTCCCCGCAAGCAGGTTCAAGAAAGTTTGGGCCACGAATGATAACATCATTGTTACCTTCGTAATCCCATTCATAACAGTTCTTGAAGAACTTACAGTCTTTACACCATTCAAACATTGGTTTCATAATGCTTATACAGTAGCAGATGGTTATAAAATGTCAAGATTTTTTAGCCAGTGCAGCATCAATGAGTCGATACACAGGTGGCATTCCTGCGTACTGATCTTGCGCGCCGGGTCGCGTTTTCAGCAAATCCTTTTCGGTACGAATGCGTAAAAGCAAAGCCCGCAGCGCGGCGTTCTCTGTTTGTAGTTCCAATATCATCTTTCTCATTTCCAATTCGGATAATGGAAAGTCAGTAATGTGTTGAAAGTCGTCCATAATGATTACAGACGCTTGAAAAGATTTACGCTATAACTGTGCTTGAGATTATATTCTCTCAACGCTTTCAATACACTTGCTTTAGTTGGGCGAATATCAACATTTTCTGGCTTTCCGCCTGTGATAAAATCACGCAGATGCTCGGTGACATATTCAATGTCGCCAAAAGCCAACGACTCGCCAGTTTCATTGTCATACAGCATATAGTTGATCTTGTTTTTCATAATGCTTATACAGTAACAGACTATTATAAAATGTCAACAGTTTTTCCAGATTTCTTTTGCTCCAACATACGCAAAAAACAATACGGACAATATTGCCGCCAACAAAAGCAATGCGACTAAAGTCAAGGTTCCAGCACAAAACGGGTCATCGGCATTTTCTTTTGGAAGATATTCACCAAGTCCAAAATACAATGATAGTTTGCCAAGAGCATAAATCAATGTTCCAAAAGTAAAAGTAAATACAGATACTGTGAATATCTTCTTGGAAGCTTCCTTGAAGTCAATGTCGTATGTGGAATGTTTCCATACGGCTTTGATAAATCGTAGTAGTTTCATAATAGATACAGAATAGCGGATGATTATAGAATGTCAATATTTTTCTCACTTTTTTCTCACTTTTACATAACTGCTTGATATTTATTAGTATATGGGAAGAAAGAAGAAATACACTACAAAAGAGCAAAAACTGACCGCAGACCGTGAAAAGGCTATGCGTTATTACTTCAATAATCAAGAGGTTATAAAACAAAAGAACTTGAGGAGATACTATGAAAACAAGCGGAATATACAAGATAGTAAATAAAGTGAATGGAAAGTATTATGTGGGGAGTTCTCTCGACATATATGGAGAACCAAACCCTTGGAACGGAAGAATTTATAAACACAAATCACACTTGCGAAGCAAACGTCATTATAACAAACACTTACAAAGTGCATGGGATAAATATGGACAGGATGCGTTTGATTTTATAGTGGTTGAAACGACAAAACCTTCTAGAGATATCGTTCTCCAAGTTGAACAAAAATATTTAGATATAGCGAAGATGGAGAAAGAAAAATGTTACAATAAATCATTTACAGCACGAGGGCCAGATTGGACGGAAGAAAATAGACAAAAAAGAAGTATTCTCATTTCTGGAAAAAATAATCCAAATTATGGAAATGGAAACAAAATAAAAGGGAAGAAAAACCCATTCTATGGAAGAACGCACTCAAAAGAGTCAATTTCTAAAATAATTGTTGGACGCATAAAAAGAATTGGAAAAAATAATGTGAGATACGATCACACTGTTTATCATTTTTACAATATTTCAACAAAAGAAAAGTTTATTGGTACGAGAGGAGATCTTATGATGAAGCACAAGGAACTTCATTCCGTGGGCATGTCAGAGTTGGTAAATAATAAGAGCAAACAATACAAAAACTGGACACTGATCACTTGCGGGGGTCGCAGTTAGAAATGTCTACTCTGGCATAATTTGGAACGGAGAGACCTGTGAGCCCGTTGTATTGGAACTTTACTTCCTTACCAATCCAGTTCTTCTTATCCTTCAAGAACTTGGCACCATCTTCCATCGTGCCCTTGAAAGTAGCGTTGAATGTCTTGTCCTTCCATTTGAGGGTGATGATCTTTCCAGTTCCAGACCAGTTTCCAGAACCTTCTTGAATATCAACAATGACAGCCTCATCATCTTCAAGCGGTTTCCACTTCAACAAAAACGAAGAACGCTTGTGTTCATACGGAGAATGAGGAATACGCACAATGACGCCTTCTTGACCATCGTCAACATACTTGTTAAAAATAGCACGGACCTCATCAAGTGAATGAGCAAGTTCAGTCTCAACATTGCGATAATACTTGCTGTACTTCGGAAGCAGTTCATCAAGACGCTTCTTGCGAGAACTATACTTCACACAAACATCCGTAGCAGGACCAATGTTATAACAATCATAGATATAATAACAAACCATCTCCTCACTCTTCTGTAGATCTTCGCTTGTAATCTTCTTGGTCTTACGAACAATGCTCATCAGTTCATTCAACTTTTGGCGATATTCATAAGAGAACAGTTCACCATCCAAGACGGCAGACGGATAGTCGGCAAAAAACTTTTCAAGATCCTTATTGATATGAGGAACAGAAATATACTCTTCTCCCTTTCTTGTCTTGAGAACAACACGGCCATTCTCATATGTAGCAACACAACGAGCACCATTGTATTTGTTTTGGACAAACACGCCTTCATTCCAATTAATCTTATCAAGACGATCCTCGAAATTCTTGGCGAGCATAGGTTCCACGAAACTGGTCGAATCATCGATTTTGTTTACATCCGTGGTATAACCCAGCTTCACCTTCTTGTCCCACTTGGACTGAGCTTCAGAAAGTGCTTGCTCTTCGGGAGTTGTGGCGTTTGCACGACCAACATTCTTGGCCTCGCAAACAGTCCATTCACTCAACACCTTCTTGCCATCAGTTTGACCAGATTCGACACGGAACTTATTGCCTTGGATTTGGACAGTCCATTGCTGAATAGCACCAGTGGAGGTGCGAGAGAAGAGAGTAGGAAGCGATTTCATGGTATACAGAGTACAGACACTCTATAAAAAGTCAAGCTCTTATTTCATAAAAATGCTACCACGGTGGATATCACCGAGCAAGCAATCATATGTTTCAAATCTTCCTTTGTCAATGCCACGCTGAACATCATCACGGCTCAAATCATTCATCAGTAGCATATTCAAGTTACGCATATGTTTTAGCCATTTCACC